ATGTACGGGTGAACCTCGAAGTCGACCATCTTGCCGGTCACCTGGTTGGCGATGCCGTTGACGACGGCGCCGACCTCCATGCCGCCCGTCGCGTCGCCGGCCGGCATCGTGATCCGGAACGCCGTCGAGCCGCCCGCCGCACGGCGGACGAAGTCGCCGAGGGACTTGCGGATCGACCCGTCCACGTAGACCACGTCAGGGTCGGCCAGCAGCTTCTGCCCGTACGCCGTGCCCGCGTTGTAGGGCCACGTGCCGGTCCCGCCCACGGTCGCCAGGCCGTAGTTCCCCGCCTCGGTGGAGGAGCCGAAGAGCACCTGGAAGGCCTGCTGCCACGGCGCGTCGCCGACCGCGGTCGGCGCGGTGCCGCCGATGAGCGTGTTCCCGCCGACCGAGTTGACCGTGGTCGTCGCCGACCCGGTCGCCAGGTAGGTGCCGACGTAGCCGGACACGCCCGGGTTGAGCAGCAAGGTGAGGAACCCGTCGTAGCCGAACGGGTGCGCCGAGGTGTCAATGCTGGTGGTCGTCAGCGTGGTGCCGGACGCGGTGTAGCTGGTCAGCACCCACGTCGGGTAGCCGGCGGGCACGAACGCCTGGAAGAAGAAGTTCCCCGACGCGGCGTTCAGCATGTAGACGTTCCACCCGGTCGCGCCGGAGGGCAGCGACGGCAGGGTGATGGTGACGGTGCCGGTGCCGGTGATCGCGGACCCGGACGTGGCCACCGCGGACGGCTGGGACTCCCCGCCGCCCGCGACCGCGGTCAGGATCACCGAGTAGGTGCCCGCGGGGATCGTGCCGCCGGTGGAGGCGGAGACCACGTTCGCGGCGACGAACCCGGCGGGCTGGCTGACCGGGCCGGTGTAGCCGTTGCCGGTGACGCCGCGGCCGTACAGCAGGCCGCGCTCCTCGCCCATCTTGTGCGCCCACAGCAGCGCCGTCGCGCTCAGGCTCCGCACCGACTGGAAGCCCTGGCTGATGAACTCCGCCTTGAAGCTGACCGAGTCGCTCAGGCCCAGCTCGGTGTAGTTCACGACCTGGCTGTCCGCCACGTACGTGATCTTCTGGCCGCGCCGCAGCGACAGGCCCGAGGAGTCCGTGCCGGTCGTGGACGACAGGCCGCCGAACTGCGGCAGCGGCTGCTGCGGCGCCGCGGTGGCCGGGAACTCCGAGCTCATGAACGGCAGGATGTCCGGCACGCCGCCGACGCCCGAGTTCGTCCAGCCCTTGATCCGGCGGAACTGCACGGCGGAGCCCTTGCCGGTGTTGTTCCGGGGCACCGTGTTGACCAGCGGCGTCTGCCGCGGGACCAGCATCTTCGCCGGGATCTCCAGGTCGATCGGGGCGAGCTGCGTCGGCAGCGTCATCGTCCCGGACTCAGGGAAGCTGGCGTTCCAGTCCTTCGCGACGCCCTCGCGGAGCTCGTCCAGCTGGCCCTGGAAGCCGGCGAGCTGATCGGAGGTCAGCGACTTGGACAGGGCCTCGATCGTGGCGAGGCGCTTCTCCCGGTCGCTGCGGGCCGCGGCCGAGGGCCGGACGTCGCGGACCAGGCCGACGCCCTTCATGAACGCGTCGCGGCCCTCGTCGGCGCGGCCGAACGCCTTGGCCAGGGCGGCCTGGTACTCCTCGAACCGCTCAGCGACGGCGACGCCGCCGCGGCGGTCGGAGAAAAGCTGGCTAGGGGTAGGCGCCATTGACGGCACTCCTCAGGTGTGGGATGTGCCAGGCGCCGTACTCAGCTGATGGCTGGCTGTGCCTCTGCTTTTTCGTCGGCCTGGCGGGCGAGCTGGCGGTAACCGTCCGCGAGCTGCGGGTCAGCGACCTTGTCGGCCTGCTGCCGGTAGTACGCGGCCTTCGCGGCGTGATCCTCGGTGCCCGCGCCCGCGGATGGTGCGCGGGTGATGGCGATCACGGGGCCGCCTGGCTGCGGCAGTGCCGCGAACCGGGCGATGTCCGCCTGTGCCTTTGCCAGCTCTGCCGCGAGCGCGGTCTCGCGCTCCTCGTGCGGCCTGAGGGCCTTCGCAACCTCGGCGGCGACCAGCTCGGCGAGCTGGCCGGTTCCGGTCCCAGTATCCACTTCCGTCTCCCCGTCCGCAACGGCGGCTTTCCCCGCGCCGTCGCTCTCGCCGAACTTCCTCTGGGCGGCCTCCACCTTGGGCCTGGCCTCGTCGCCGAACTTCGCGCCCTGCTCGATGCGGGCCATGGCGTTGTCAGCGTGCATCTTGTCGTGCACCGGGAAATGGCGCAGCGAGCGCGGTGTCGTCTTGCCGTCCGCGTCCTTCTCGCCGCCCGGCTCGATGTAGGCAAACGCCGAATCCGGCAAGTCGTCCTTCTCCTTGCCGCTCAGCGCCGACTTCTCCGCGGCGGCGCACATCAGCGCGCCCGTCCCGCAGCCGTCGCAGCAGCCGCAGCCGATGCCGGAGCACCATTCGCAGCAGCCGCACGGCGCGTCCGGGTCCTGGCCGGCCGCGACAGCCTGCTCGCGGGCGATCCAGCACGACACGATGTCCGCGGCCCGCCCGAGCATCGCGACGTCGCGGGTCTCCCCGTAGCTGCCCGCGCTGATCTCCGCGGCCTCGCTCGCGATCGCCTGGCCGAGCAGGCTCATGACCTGCTGGCCGAGGCTGATGTCCGGCGCCTCGTCGACCTTCCCGTCCGTGACCGCCTTCGCGACCGCCGCCGCGATCAGGCCGGCCGCGGTGCGCTCCGGCGGCGCCTCAGAGCCAGCGTCAGGCGCGGCCAGGCCCTTCATCAGCAGGTGCGGGAACCCGTTCGCCCCCTTCCCGACGCCCTGCACCCGCTGCACGTCCAGCAGCTCGAACTCCGTCAGGTCCACGTCACCGTCGAGCAGGTCAGCGCCCATGTCAGTCCCTCAGCTCCGCCAGTGCCTCCGGCGTCGGCTTGCGCCGCCTCGCCGCCCCGTCGACGGAAACCCCGCCGATCTTCCCCGCCTTGATGAGCTCCCACGCCGCCGGGGTCCAGATGAGCCCGCCGAGCCAGTCGCCCGCCCTGATGACGACCTCGGAGCCGTCCGCGGCCTTGATCGCCCAGTCCGGGCCCCGGTAGATGTAGGACTCGACGACCTCCGCCGACCCGGACGGCTCGTACGCCTGGCCACTGGCCGCCGCGTGCTCCGGGCTGTGGAACGCGCCGACCGTCCGGTGGTTGCGCATGTAGTTCCACGCCGCGGACTCGACGACCGCCTTCGACGCGAAGTCGCGGTGCCCGTCGAGCGCCACCGCGACGTCGGCCTTGTCCGCCGGGTAGATCACGTTCAGGGTGTAGCGGCGCTCCGGCTCGGCCTTCAGCACCCGCGCCGTGATCGTCTCCCCGTCCCACGTGGCCTTGGCAGCGGCCTGCCGGCCGGTATCGACGGTGACCCGGCCGTCCGGCTCCTCGGTGACCTTCACATCAGGTTCCTCGCCTTCTCGTACGCCCTGGTCATGTCCCCGCGCCGCATCCGCCCGGTCAGCGCCGGGTGATGCTTGCGGCACGCCATGTACGGCGTCCCCGGCACCGGGTGATGCCCGATCCGCCAGCACCGCGGCTCATGGCAGGCATGTTTCCGGTAAAGGGTGATCATGCCGCCGATGATCGCCAGCTCGCCGATGTCGGAGCCGGGCCCGGACCAGAAGGCGTACCACCGGCCCGCCTCGTCCGCGATCCCGGACACGCTCACCAGCCAGCTCATGCCGCGCCAGCCAGGACGGGCAGCAGCGCGCAGCGGCAGTTCGGGTGACCCGGCGGCATCGTGTGCCCCGAGGGGAACGGCTGGCCGAGCGGCACCGGTCCCGCGGCCTCGTCCGCGTCGCACGCCGGGCACACCCGCGCGTCCTCCGCCGTCGACCACTCCACCCGCTCCGTGCCCGCCTGCCGGTAGACGCTCATCGCCGCGGCGGACTGCGCCCGCGCGATCTCCGACCACGCCACCATCTCCGCGTTCGCCGGGTTGTCCAGCACCTGCTGGAGCTGCCGCGCCAGGTCGCCCACGGACAGCCGCGGCGGCAGCGGCCCCTCCGGCGATATCGACGTCACGTCGCTGGCGAGCGTCGCCTCGAGCACCGCCGCCAGCTCGCCGACGCGGGATTGCGCGATCGACCTGATCGTGATGTCCGCGGCGTCCAGAAGCTGCTGCAGCCCGTCACCCGCGACCGCCTCGGCCGCCGCGTAATCGCCCGGCGTCCACTCGTCCCAGTCCACCTCATCGAGGCCTGCCACGACAGCCTCAGCGGCCTGCTGGCCAAGCACGTGCCCTTCGGTCCGCAGGCGGCCGAGAACGGCGCGCAGCGCATTAACGATCGCCGCCAACGCCCGGTCCAGGAACGCCCGCACGGCCGGGCCGATGGCCTTCGTGACGCTGCCGGGGTGCAGCGCCTGCCACGCCCCCGCCAGCTTCGCAGTGTCGATCGCGCCGGCCAGCGCCTCGCGGATCTTCGCCGCGTACATGGCGGCTAGCTCCTGATCCCGCTGCCAGCCAGGCCACGCGACCTTGGCGCTGGCGCTTTTGGGCCGGCATCATCCGCCTTGAAGAAGATCACGCGCGGGTCCGCGGCCATGTCCGGCGGCGCCAGCGCCTTCGTCAGCAACTGGCACTCGAACGCGCGGCTGCGCCCCGGCTTCCGCGCCCATGAGCGGTACGCGGCCACCTCCGCCTTCGCCGCCCCGGGCTGCCGCCGCGCGGGCCCGGCGCCCCGCTGAGGCTCCGGCGGATCCGCGTCGTCATTGTCGTCCGCGTCCGCCTGGCCGGCGCGGCCCGCGTCCGGATCACCGCCCGGCGGCGCACTGGTCGGCGCCGCCATCGCCGGGCCGATCAGCACCCCCGGCTGCGCCGCCAGGCTGGCGCCCTCCAGGAAAACGATGCCGCGGCCGGTGTCCAGCGTCGGCATGTCAGCCTCGACGAAGTTGTACGGCGGCTCCCCGCGCCGCGCCCGGTCCTCGTTGCGGGTCATCCGTCCGTCCGCCACCCGCGCCGCCGCCACCGCGTCCGCGGCCGCCTCGTCCTCGCTCTCCAGGCCGAGGATCTGCACCGACAGGACCGGCGGCATCCCGAGCTGCCGGATCGCCAGCCGCGTCGCGATCCCCGCCAGCCACGAGGCGTCCGGGCGCCGCGTCTGGCGGTTCAGGATGTCCTCCTCGCCCTCGTGGAAGCTCGCGCCGAGCGCGCCCGGCTCGGTGAACCCGATCTCGCTCGCGGGCAGGCCGAAATCACCGGCCACCAGCTTGATCAAGAACAGGTCGTAGTCGGGCTTGTACCTTTCCGGCACATCAGCGGTCTGCACCGCGTGCGTGCCCGGCGGGAACAACCGGAACTTCATCCGCTCATCGGTGTTGCCGCCGAGCTGGTCGTTCAGCGCCGTCAGCCACGCCTCCCACTGCGGCACCGACCAGTCCAGCGCCCCGTCCGTCTCGACAATCGTGGCGGGCACCGCGCCCTCGGTATACTCCGCCATGATCCAGCCCATCCGCCGCATCCACACCATGCCGTCGAGCAGCGCGATCTCCGTCGCCGACAGGCCGAACGGCGAATGCGGGCGCAGGATCGTCCGCTCGTACAGCAGGTCATCGGCCGACAGCCCGGATATCCGCGGGCGCCCGTCCGGGCCGATCACCGGCTTCCCACTGCCATCCAGGTCAGCGTCAGCGGTGAACTCGCCGCGCGGGAAGCCGTACATGATCTGCTGGTAGGCCGGGAACGGCGGCAGCGGCCGGCCGCCGTACTCATCCAGCAGCGGCTTGATCGTCTTGCCGTCGATCGACTCCAGGGCGAACAGGTCACCCCCGTAGGTGCGCCGCGGGTAGACCACCGTGGCGTCGAACACGAGCCGGTTCTCCATCAGCAGCGACGTCCACTGCGCCCAGTCCAGGCCGTTCTTGCGGTCCGGGACGGCCAGCCAGTCGCTGATGCGGGCGATCTCCGCCTCGTTCTCCTTCCGCAGCTGGCTCTCGACGTCGATCTTCGCCTGCCCGGCGGAGGCGGCGAGCCGCGCGACGGCCTTCGGGTCGACGCCCACCGTGAAATCGAGCTGGCAGACGCTCTTGCGCCGCTCTATGCACTTGCGGAACAGCGGGATGTCCGCGGCCTCCTGCAGGATCCGCCACGGGATGTGCCGCCGCGCGTCGATCTGCAGATTGGTCGCGACCGGGTACTCCCACAGCCGCGGCTCCGCCCGGCCAGTGTCCGGCCGCGGCGTGTTGATCGGCGAAGGATCCAGCGGGATGCCGGGGCCGAACGGGTCCGTCGCCCACGACGGCGGCCGCGGCATCGGCACCGCGCGGCCCTGGATCTGCTGCGCGGCCATCAGCAGCGCGGCGACCTGGTCGCCGGTGTAGGTGGCCTGCCCGGCGGGCAGCCGCGGCTGCCGCGGGCCCGGCTGCAGCGCCTTGGCCGCAGGCCGGTGCCGGTTACGGCGCGCTGACCGGCTGCTCATCGCCTGCTAGCCGCGCGCGATGATCGCGCGCCCGGACGGGTCCACCAGGCCGACCTGCCGCGGCGGCGCGTCCGGCAGCCGCAGGTGCGCAAAGCACACCGGGACCGTGGACGGCACCGGGATCGGGCCGTCCGGGCCCGGCGCCAGCTGCGTCACCGTCACCCACGTCAGCGCCGCGGCCACCGGCGGCTCCGCGGGCGGCGCCGGCTGATCCTCACCCGCCTCCGCTGCGTCCTGGCACGCTTCCTGCCAGTCCCGCGCGGCCTGCTTGCTGCGCAAGGCGCAGAACAGGCACCCGGTGCCCGGCGGCATCACCTGGGGCAGCACCTGGGCGAGCAGCCGGCCGAGGTGCAGCGCGACCGCCTCGCCGATGACCTGCGCGATCGAGTGCTCCTGCACGTCCGCGGACGCCTCGATGGCCTGGCGGATGGCGCGGGTGCCGGGCTGCCGGCCGTTGCCGCTGACGTGGCGCGTGCTGCTCACAGGCATCCCCGGGGACTGGAGGGTTTCTACAACGGCAAGTATGCACCGCTGTCACATCCGGACAACGTCAAGCGCGCAGCCTGCCGCTCGTCAGCGCCTCAAAATACGCGCCCATGGCGTCCCTCGGCACCGCGTAGGCCAGCAGCAGCGCGTCGGCCTGGTCCGGCGACCGCCCCGTGCGGGCCCGGATGTCATCCTTCTTCTCGATCAGGATCCGGCCCTTGATGTCCTCGGAGTACCGCGGCGTCAGCAGCTGCGCGACCGTCACCTCCGAGTCCTCCATCACCGACAGGTCCCACGTCCGCTGCTGGCTGCCCTCCCGCGCGATCTCCCACCACAGCTGCGCCCGCTTGTTCACGTACTTCGCCGGGTCCGTGGCAGCCTCGGCGACATTGACGCCGTGCACGGCAGCGGCATGCTCACCGCGCTCCGCCAGGTTCCGCAGCTCCCCGACGACGCCCGCGCCGACGCCGATCGAGTCGACCTTCACCGACGTCGCACCCGTCTCGGCGATGCACCGCAGGATCAGCCGGCTGATCTCCTCCGGCCGCTCGCTGCGCTGCGTCCACTGCCGGCCCGCGCGGACGCCGCGGCGCTCCCGGATCACCGTCTCGTCGCCGCCGCCGCCGACGTCCACGCCGAGCTCCACCGGCACCAGCGCCGACGCGGGCTGCACGTCCGGGAACTGGCACGCCAGCAGGTCCGCCACGGACACGACCTGCCGCGGGTGATCGGACGGAAACTCCGCCAGCACCTTGGAGACGTACTTGTGATCCTCGGCGCCCCACTCCGCCAGGCGCTCCTCCTGCCACTGGCGCGTCACCAGCGCCGCGGCAACCTCGGCCGGGACATCCTCGCCGGTGAAGTTCGGCGAGTCGAACACGCTGATCTTGTGCCGCGCCCACCCGGGCCAGCCCGGCGAGCACACCTTCGCGAAGTGACTGCCGGGGTTGTCCGGGTTGCCGATCGCCAGGATCCGGGAGTTGTCGCTCGTCGTGACCGTCTCCACGGCATCCCACAGCCACTCGGGCACACCGCCCGCCTCGTCGATGATGACAAGCACCCCGTCCGCGCGGTGGTAGCCCTGGAAGGTGCTGACGTCAAAGTCGGACCCGGCGGCGGCATCGGCGGGCTTGCGGCCGAACGCGGCGAGGCGGTCACCGATCATCCACGTGTCATTCAGCAGCGCCCTGCCCGGCAGCGCCAGCCGACGGTGCAGCCCCCGGATCTCCTCCCACAGGATGCCGTGGACCTGCTGCACGCTCGGCGCCGTCGTGATCACCAGCCCGGCCAGGCGGGTGTCCGTCCAGTGCGCCGTCGCCACCGCCGCAATGAACGACTTGCCCACCGAGTGCGACGCCTGCACCGCGACCCGCTTGTGCCCGGCGAGCAGCTGCCCGACCGTGCGCTGCCCGGACCAGAGGCGGATGCCATGGTGCGCGGCCCAGCCGGTCAGGTCACGCGGGCGCCGCGCCGCCGCCGCGAGCTGGAGCGTCTCCAGGAGCCGCAGCTTCTCCGCCGGGTTCCACTGCTCCCACCCCGGCGGCAAGCTCGGCGGCAAGAGCGCGGATCGCCTGGTCGGTGGCATCGCTCACCTCGATCCGCGCCGGGGCGTCCATCCCCGTCAGGGTCGCACGCCGCGCCGCGATCCGCACCAGCCGGTCAGCCGCGGCGAGCACCGGCGCGTCGTCCTCGATCTCCTCCAGGAGCGGGATGACCTTCCCGTCGCCGTCGCGGGCCAGCTCCCCGGTCTCCGGATCGGCCGCGAAGCCGGTGAACCGGCCGACGATCCGGCCCTGCGACACGGTGATGTGCCGCGCCCGGAGCACCCGCCAGACCGCCTGCTCGAGCTGGTCGAGCTTGGCCAGCTCGAAGGTCCGGGCCAGGTGCGCCTGGGCGTCCTGCCCGGCGGCGAGCTGCTCGAGCGCGCGGGCGTAGTCCTTGCGGGCGACGGCCTCGCTAATGCCCAGCTCAGCGGCTATCTCAGCGTACGGGACCTGCTCGATGCGCCTGGCCACGACGATGGCGCGGCGGGCGGCAACCTCAGCGCGCGGCGCGAATCCGGGGCGGCTCACGTGACACGCCAGACGTGACGAATTCCGCTCAGCCCGCG